ATTGTTATGCTTATAACGAAGTAGGAACAGACGATCTACAAAGTATAGCTAATACACTCGAATTTACCACAGGCAAATACATCATTATAGGTCATTGGACTGTATGTGGTTCTGTAAATAAAGACGGAGATAGTGGCACAGGTGCAATAGACCAATTTTACTTGAAATTGAATAATACTACAGTAATGAGTCTTAAAACAGATACGGGAGAAGAAGATAGTCCCCAAAGCATGGTTGTGCCTATTGTTATACCTCCTTTAACTAAAGTTGAATGTTCAGCAGTTTGTGGAATTAATAATGAGAATTGGTTAGTATCAAATACAATAACAGGTAGAATATATGGATAAATCAACAGTCATCAACGTAAACGAAAGTGTCCAGGAGTCAACAGGTAAAAGCATGGAGCAATGGCTTTTACGAATCGTTGTAATGTATTTACTATTTGGCGATAAAGCAATGGGCATGATCTAATGGTATTAGGTCCATCACAATCAGTCTTAAGGGTAAAAGATGGGTATATCTATGGCTGGAGCGGTTCTAAAGCTCTCACCTCCTCTGCGGTAAACCTCCTAGACTACACTAATCCCCCATCTTTTTACCTAACAAGAGTGATGATAGGGATAGATTGGAGTAGTATGGGAGCTGGAGAGGTATTATCCTATACGGTTAATGTAGACGGTCAGGGTCTCTATGTAGAGAAGTTTACTATAACTGATATGAACTTAGGCAATCAACCTGAGTTATTTGAATTTGTTATTCCTCCTAATTCAACCGTAAAGATCCAGGGAACGCAATCCGCTAACAATGGAGCGATCTCTTGTATTCTAACAGGGTATAGGGTCTGAAATGGTTTTATACCGAGAAGAATTGGCAGGTGGAGTAGGACCGACTGGCGGTGGTGGAGGCCGTAAAAAGCAGTTTATTGGTCCTCCTTATGAACCTCCAGACGATATAGATATAGATAAAGCAAAAGGAATTATAAATGAATTTAAACGTTTATGGCCTTTGTTACTTTTACCAGTTGCTAAATATATGTATGATAAAAAAGATAAAGATACTCCATTAAGTGAAGCTATTGATTCAGTTGCTATTGCAAACTTCTTAGTAGGTTATCAAGATTACATTATGGCATTAATTTGGGTTATAGCTTCTCGTTTTTCTGAGGCGTTACGTAATCTTTCCCTTACTCTTGTAGGAGCAGAAACAATACCGACTTTAGATCTTAATTTGCCAAGAGGCGTAATGTTAGGTTCTTGGTTAGTAGTTGGAGATTATTCGATTGATTTTATTGCTAATACGAAAAAGGATGTAGCAGATTTAATCAATACGGGAAAGACCACAGAAACAACAGGCCCATTAGATATTTTAATTGCAACTATCATTTCGGTAACAGGACTTGGTAAAGAATGACGGACCAGACATTTGCCATCATTTGGATCTTAAGCTTTGGTCTTTACTTTTTGATTTATACATTCTGGATACCCGTAAAAACACAGCAAAGAATCGAGAACTGGTTAAGAGATAGTGAATCAGACGAAACATTACTATTAGCTCTAGAAGTAATAGTAAAGAGAATAAGAGAGCAAACATTAATTGATTTTGAGGAGTTTATGCTTCCTCAAGCTAGAGAGAATCTTCAAAAGTTTTGGTCTGGAGCAATGGGAAATGCTGCTAAAGAACTTAAAAAGTCTGAGGAGGGAGGTCAACTCGCTCTCATGTCGAATATGGCTAACGAACTTTCGGGTCAACCGTGGTATGTCCAGGCTGCTGCTAGCAAATTAATGCCGATCATCCAGGAAGCAGCGACAAAAGAGGGCAAACCCAAACCTAAACGGGAGTTAGGCATGGGTTTGCGGAAATAACGCGGTTTTACGCACTTTAAACGCGTTTTAAGGCACCAAACTCGCATCTTGAAGGGTCTTGTAGCCTAAGCCCCTCCATTAATCTTCCTGCCGCAATTAGAGCAGGTCGCCGATACACGGCCCCAGTTTACGTTATAACAACTGCAAAGAGATCTCATGCTTCTTCCCAGCGCACTCCGTCTGATGCTTTCCATACCCAGTAGAAGATACCTTCCTTTGGCCACATAGATGCTTTCTGAAAATCTTTCAATAGATACCAGGAGGATGTAGAATAGGACTCCTTAATCTTTACTTCTTCCGTAGCAGTAAATTCAAATTCTCCATCTACTTTTTTCGTGATAATTTCACGACACGTTACACGCACTGCGTCTTTTATACCCACGTCTGTAGACACCTTAACTTCATCTACACGGTCTACAGTTACCAGGGTCGGGTCATCCTCCTTTATTACAAGGTAGGAATCACGCTTCTTCAAAGGTGAAGAAACGTCAGGCTTAACAAAAGGGTTTTCCTTCTCGCTCATATTTCCTTAAGGAAAAAACTACTATATAACTAATGCGGAAAGGGAAAAGAGTTATATAATGGATTAAAGTATAATCGGTTATGCCCGTAGGAGTCTATCGGAAGAAAACAAAGCGTGGTTGGATGCATTTTAGAGATGGCAGGATCATCTCAAAAAAGTCCTACGATATGTCAAAGTCTCGCTCAAAGACGCGAAAGTCAACCCGCAAAGGACAGGTCCGAAAGACTGCCAGACGGGCATACATGAAAAACGGAAATAAAAGAGGTAATTCATCAATGAAGAAAGCAATTCCACACCCTAGTGTTACAGGTATGGCATCGGGTTTAGCAATAGCCTCATACCTGAACGCAGGTGAACGATCCAAAAGCGGTAAAGTCATTGGAGAGGGTGTTATCAAAGATATAACAGATGGCCAACTCGGTGAAGCTTTTGGCACGTTATCCAAAAATGCGATTGATATGATCGGGAGTGAATCAGGTAGGAAAACTTTAGTTGGAGCAAGTTTAATCGCTGTAGCTGGAGCTTTCGCACGTTCTCGATTCCCACAATTAAAGTTAGGAGGAAGTAAATTTTACTTCAGACTATAAGGAGAAATAAAAATGGCAACAAGTATAACAAGAACATTTGACGCAACGCCTACGGATAAGACCTATTTTTCATTGACAGATAATATGTCAAGTAGTAACTTAGGAAATATCCAGGTGCCAGACGGAACATCCAGGATAGCACGTGTGGACTGTGCTTTTGACTGTCCAGACACAAAAGGATCAGTAGTAGTATGCAGACTCTCAGGGTCTAATATGAGTGAACAAAACTTCACTATCTACGGTCAATCTGGAGACACAGCAGACGCAGCAGCAGTATCAGCTCACAATGAAGTAGCTGTAAACTTTCCAGTTTCAGGTGTCAATAACATAGATCTACAAATAGCAATCCAATATACAACAGGAACAGCAACCGCATCCAGTGGTGCAGTTACTTTGTATTTTGAATGAGCAAAACTAAAACAGGCAGTAACGCCACCTTTACAGGTTCGCAGAAAGGATTAACAACCGTAGGTGATTATTGTTATGCTTATAACGAAGTAGGAACAGACGATCTACAAAGTATAGCTAATACACTCGAATTTACCACAGGCAAATACATCATTATAGGTCATTGGACTGTATGTGGTTCTGTAAAT